CCAAAAAGGCTTGAAATTCAACAACCAAACAAGAGAGGAATTGAAGATGAATGAAGCATACGAGAAGATGGGCACGGGCGAGCTGAGGAAGCTCATTCGTGAACGCGGCATTGGCTCGGGGCTGGCGTTGTCCAGCGCGAGCAAGGCCGAATGCGTGGCGCTCCTGGACGGAACGATCTCCTGGGCGGAGTTCCAGGCGAGGAAGTCCGGCGGCGCTTCTTTTTCGGCTCCAAGTGATAGCACATGCCAGCACGCGGCTGGCACGAACGAGGGGGCCATGGCGCAGATCGCGGCCTGGCTCGCGGCGCTCATGCCGACGCAGAAGATCGACATGGAGGAAGTGAGGAAGCTCGCGGTGGACGCCGGGCACAATGCGGCGATCGACGCGGTCGAGGACGTTGTGAGGGCCGAGCTGGACCAGCGCCTGGCGCCGACGAAGGTCGTCGTCGAGAAGCGCGAGACCGGCGAAGTCAAGAACATGGGCGTCGTCCACAAGCGCTTCCCGCTCTTGCTGGCCATGTGCCAGGCAAGGGACAAGGACGGCTACGTGCCGCCTATCTATCTCTACGGTCCGGCCGGGACGGGCAAGACCACGACGGCGAAGAAGATAGCCGAGGCGCTCGGGCTGGAGTTCCACTACAACGGCGCCATCGGAAACGCATACGAGCTCTCGGGGTTCATCGACGCCGGAGGCCGCTTCCAGGAGACCGAGTTCTACAAGGCCTACGCGAACGGGGGCGTGTATCTGTTCGACGAGCTGGATTCGTCCATGCCGGGCGCGGTGCTGGCGTTCAACGCGGCCTTGGCGAACGGGCACGCGGCCTTCCCGGTCGGGAACGTGAAGCGCCACAAGGATTGCATAATCCTCGCCGCCGGAAACACCTGCATGAGAGGGGACGGGAACATGGCAGGATTCCAGCGCATCAAGCAGGACGCGGCTTTCCGGGATCGCTTCACGTATCTTGAATGGCCGATAGACGAGGCCCTGGAGGCGAGCATGGCCGCCGCCTACGGCGACGAATGGGGCTGGCTTGACATGGTCCGCCGGTATCGCAGGAACGCGGAACGCGCGGGGATAAAGGACTTCGAGGTGACGCCCAGGGCCGTGGACCGCGGGCTGGCCATGCTCAAGGCCGGGATCGAGCTCCACGACGTTGTGGAGATGTGCGTGCGCAAGGGCCTGAACGCCGACGCCTGGAAGAAAGTCGAGGGCTGAGCAATGACGATGAACCAATACAAGCCAAGCGACGAGCGCAACTTCTCTGTGTTCGACTCGTTCCGCGAGTTCGCCGACGCGTGCGAGAACCAGGCCAAGGACGGAGGCTCGTACTCGTATCGGGACGAGGACGACGACTGGTATGGCGGCTCGCTCGCGCAGGCCCTGGCATTTGCCAGGCACGGGGACCTGGCGGCCGTCTCCCAGGCGGAGCGCCTTGTCGAGAAGATAGACGCCGAGATCGACTCCGACGGCATGAGGCCCATGTGGACGCCGAGCGTCGTCGGGAATTTCCCGATTGTCCCGGCGTATCTCGCGGGGACGCCCGAGTCGATGCTGGCGAGGACGGACGTCCCGGATCCCCGCGGGGACCTGGAGATGTGGGTCGAGCTGGGGTGCCCGGCGTACGTCACGGCGGCGCAGATGCGCCATAGGGGCGTGTGCGTGCTGGCGGCCGTCATGGCCCTGTCGAGGATAAGGAACGTGCGGCTCGTGTGCTTCACCGGGTATCAGAACGCGAACATGGCCGTGAGGCTCCAGTACCCGCTTGACATATCGGAGGCGTGCGGCGCGCTCTGCCAGCCGTGCGTGAAGAGGCGCCTCACGCACGGATACAGCGAGACTTTGAACTGCTCCAGCCTTCCCCAGGCGAGCTGGGGCGCCAAATCCGGGAGCGTCGAATCCTATCGGCGCGCGCTGGCCGAATACGCCGGAATGCCGGAGGACGCCGAGATCGTGACGCGCGCGCGCCTGGAGGAGTGGCAGGACGCGAGCGAGGACCAGATCGTGGACACGATCAACAAGATGCTCCGCCGCGTGGCGGGGAAGATGGAGCTCGCGAATTAGCCGAAACGCCCGGCCCTCTCTCCGGGCGTCAGCGCGGTGTGGTAGACCACGCTCCGACGATGGCAGACCGACAAACAAACAAGGAGTGAAAGAAATGGACAAGAAAAGCATGATTGCCGGGGCGCTCGTGGCGCTCGGCACGTTCGCGGCGGCCGCGTTCGGCGGCCCCGCCGCGTGGATGCTGGCATGGGGCGCGGTGTTCGCGCTCGCAAGGAAAGGGGTGCGGGCATGAATCCCGAGGGAACGAAGATCACCGGCATGATTTCGACATGCTGCGGATTCAACGGCAATGCCAGGCTCGGCTACGAGATCGACCTGGAGGCCGACACGGTGGTGTACATCACCAGGTGCGACCGCTACGACTGGCCCCGCTGGCCGGACGGGCGCGAGATGCGCTGGAGCAAATACGCCGACGCGAGGAATTTCTACGAGGGTTGCCGCGACCTCGTGGAGAACGGAGTCTACCACGGCTGAACAAAAAACAAGAAAGGAATAGAACCATGATGACACTAGGAGAGCAAAGGCACGCGGCCGTGGTCGAGAACCACCTGCGCCGCATAGCGGACGCGCTGGAGAAGCTTGTCAAGCTGGCGACCGACGCGAACGTCGAGAACGGGAAGGAGGCCGACCATGGCGCTAATCCTTGAGAACGACGGGCGCGTCCATCACGAGCCCTACGGCGGGGTGGAGTGGCTTCGCGGGAAGATATGCCGCGTCTCGCGCATCTGCGAGCCCGTGCGCATAGCCAGGGGCCTCTACATGTGGGGCGACGAGGAGGCGAAGTGCGCCGACCACACGGTGAACCTCAACGCGAGCCTCATATACCGCGCCGTCCACGGCGGGGACTACATGGCCGGCACGGTCGTGGTCCTCGCCGACGACGGGCGCGGCAACACGATCGACACGCATTTCCTCCTGGAAATGGCGATCTCCACGCGGCTCGGCGAGCTCCAGCGCCTCTACGAGGACGGGAAGCTCGGCCCGGAGTTCGAGGCGACGGGGCCTCGCGTGGAGATCCGCGAAATGACCGAAGAGGACATGGAGCGCATCTTCGGCGTGAAGAAGAGAGGCCAGGCATGAAGCGCTACATAGTGTTCACGCACGTCGGCCCCGAGACCACCGTGGCGGCCAGCGCCAAGAAGGCGCTCGCCAACGTCCGCTGGCGCCTGCGCCAGCGCGGCTACCGCGGCCCCACCGACTCGTGGGAAGTGAAGGAGGCCGACTGACATGACGCCTGGAACGCGCAAGAAGGCCGTCTCCCTGCATCTCGGCATGACGGGGGCGAGGATCCCCCGCCATGTCGGGACGTGGCGCGTGGAGCGGGTGTTCCCCGCTCTCGCGCCCGACGGCGAGGCCGTGGCGCTCTGCGTCTTGAAGCACGAGCGCCTGGAGACCGCGCCGCGGATGCTGGCCACTAGCCAGGGCGGCGTCGTTTATGTTAAAATACCCGAGTGCTGGCAGAGCCAGCTTGAGGAGAAAGGATGGATGTTTTGAAGAGCGCAATAGTCTACACGCGCTTCTCCCCGCGAAGGAACGCGGAGGAGAGCGAGTCGTGCGAGGTGCAGCGCGGCTACTGCGAGAGGTACGCTGCGCAGCACGGCATGGAGATCGCGGCCTGCTTCGACGACCCGGACGTGTCCGGCGCGGACGAGTTCCGCGAGAAGCTGTGGCAGGCCATCGAGGCGCTGCCGAAGGGCGGCGTCCTCCTGGTGTACAAGCGCGACCGCCTGGCGCGCAACGTGTATCTCAGCGAGCAGATCAACCGCGCCGTCGAGCGCCGGGGCGCCACCATCGAGGCCGTCACCGGCGACGTGAAGGGCGACTCCGCCGAGACCGTGATGATACGCCAGGTGCTCGCCGCCATAGCCGAGTACGAGCGCAAGATGATCGCGTCCCGCACGAGGCATGCGATGCGGTTCCACATGGCGAACGGCCGCCGCATGGGCAGCGAGTGCCCCTACGGCTGGCAGCCGGACCCGGCGGACCCGAAGCGCATGCTTCCGTGCCAGCGCGAGCGCGACGTGATCGACGAGATCCTGGCGAAGCGCCGCGAGGGCATGGCCTACCACGCAATCATGACGTGGCTCAACAAGGAGCGCCGCGACCTAGCCAGGCACGGGGCGTGGAACGCCAAGACCGTGCGGAAGCTGTGTCTAGCAAATTAGCTAGGCGCCTATCCAATCGGCTATCCCTCCCGCGTGAAGACAAGCTCTACACGCGGGTTCTTTTTGTCCACGCGGAATTCGGCCCCGGTCGTGCGCAGGTGCTCACGGTCGTCGTCGGGGATGAGACCGGCCAGCACGACGCCGTCGTATGCAGGCTTCAACATGGCCAGATGGTTCACATCATCCCTTCTACGGGCCGTTTTGTGGTAGAACAACGCCTCCACAGCGCATTTCTCCCATGCCATGCCCGCCGCCGCCTCAACCGTTGCGCTCTCGGCGAGTTGTTTGTAGCGTTTTGCGGCCGCAGCGCGCGCGAAACGCCCTCCGCGCGTCCCCGCCGGGCAGTTAGGCGAGAGGATCCGCGGCGGCAGCGGCAGCACGACGACCACCTGCGGCGCGGATCTCCTTGAAGTAGACTCCATCCTTGCACCTCACGAAGTCCGGCGGCGGCGTTCCGCCGTCGCACCTGAACGAGCAGTATAGGCAGCGTGAGAGCATGTAGCTCTTCGCGTAGCACAGCCGGTAGGTTCTTCCGCCTACCGTGAAGCAGGGGGGGTGTTGCATTTCATCGGTCTTCCTTTCCGTTGAACAAGTCCATCAGCTCCGTGAGCCTCTCCTTCGAGAGCCACTTGACGGCCCAGAGCCATTGCCGGCTTCCGTGCTCGGGCGCGGGGCCGTAGACGATGAGCCCGGCGTCCTTCAAATCCTCGATGTAGTCGTTGCGCGTGCGCTTGTCCTTGACCCATTGCGTCTTGCGCGTCAGCTCGCTGCGGGATATGCCGTCGGCCTCGCCCGCCGCGATCAATTTGTAGATCCTCTGCTTGTCATGTTCCCACCCCGTCTCGCTCACGTTGTTGTGAACCGCTTCCGATAACCTGTAGATAAGCCATTCGACGAGCTGGCATCCGTATTCGGCCTCGGCCCTGCCGATCTCGATGCCGTCGAAGTTCTCGCCGCACGCGACGATCAGCGCGATGCGCCGCGCGTTCTCCAGCGCCTTGCCCCAGAGGTAGTTGCACACGTCGCCCGACTTGTCGGCCTTCAGCATCCTCTCGTGCGCCTTGTGCCCGAAGCGAGCGAACACGTCGAGCGCGTCCGGGGCCGTCGGCACCACGATCTGCCAGGCACGGGCGTGCGCAAGGTTCCCCGCCGAGGACGGCGGCGGGATCGTCCTGGAATACCACGCCTGGACGAGCGTCGCTATGTGGTCCGGCACCGCGCTTTCCTTCGTGAACCTGTATTCGGGCCGCGTGTCCGTGATGAAAACGAGGTTGCGCGCCGTCCATCCGCCCTCCAGCTCCTCGCGCGTCATGTTGTCGAAGAGTATCTGCGGGCTCGTGATTCCCCAGATGCAGACGCACGGCTGGTCGATCTGGTTCGCCGGGCCGCCCGTGACGCGCTGCTTCCCGATGTAGAGAGAGTTGGCCGCGCTGAACAGCTTCATGAACATGGGCACGATGGTCTTCAAATGCGGCGACGTGCCCCGCGCCTGGTTGATGGTCCGCAGGAAGTGGCCCACCTCGTCCATCACGAACAGCTTGCTCGGGCTGTCCTTCAAACAAATCTCGATGGCCGTGTCGCTCGTCACCTCGCCGCCCAGCAGCCCCTCGCACCGCGACGCCTGGATTATCCGGGCTATGCACTTGGCGGCATGGTCCTTGCCTGCGCTCGAATGCCCGACGCCCATGCCGTAGATGTTCGTGCGCCCGTTAGATTCATCCTTCACCTTGCGCCCGAACAAGGCCCCGCAGAACGTGAGCGCGGCGCCCAATGCCAGCACGGGCTGGTAGCATCCCGCCGTGTCGTTCATCCACCGCGCGATGTCGCCCACAAGCCCCGGCGGGTTCAGAAGCTCGGCGGGGATGTCGGTCAAAGGCGGCGTGACGAGCGACGATCCCCCGCGCTCCGCGACGGCCTGCGGCGCGAGGAACCTCTCCGCGAGCGCGGCGCCGGCGAAGTCGAGCGCGTCGTCCGCCGCGTTGAAGCGCGTCTCCTTCAATAGCCAGCCGGGCTCCTTGATCGGGTGCTTTCTCGCCTCGGCCACCTTGCGCTCGAAGTCCTTCACGTCCCTGGCGCTGCCACGGTCCCACGGCGGCTGGCAGCGCGGATTGTATTCGCTCCAGAGAAGCTCCAGCGCCTCGGCGTCCGCCAGCTCGAAGCCGACCACCATGGCCTGCGCCGCCCAGAGAAGGGCGTTGTGTCCGCCCATGCCCTGCACGGCGGGGTCGCACTCCCGCAGATACCTGGCCGCCCGGTCGCGCACCGTGTCGCCCGTCGGCCTCGGCGGCGGCGCGTCCCACGGCATGGAGATCCTCGCGCCCGGCGGCTCTGGACGCATTCTATCCGGGTATTCCGTGAGATCGTCAAGCCCGTGCGAATGTCCGCCCATGACATATTGCTTGCCGTCGATCACGGATGGCGCAAGCACGATGTAGTAGCCGGTGCCGCGTATGTCGATGCCTGGCATGAAGTTGTTCTTGTTGCGCGGAGGCTCCTTCTTGTCCGCATACGGGTCTCTGTTGACCGTGTACAGGTAATGCCGTCCGCCGCTCGGCGTGTCCTGGTAGATTGTCTCGGGAAGGTTTATCCCGCGCGCGGCAAGTGAAACAAACCCGTCCACGCCCGTCTTGTGCCCCACGTCTATGTCCACCACCCATATCCCGCTAGGCTCGCCGCACGCCAGCGCCAGGTTCGCGTCGGGGTGGACCTTCCACCACGCCTTTATCGTCTCGGCGTCGTCCGTCGCGTCCTTCACGCCGTTCGTGCCGGGGAAGGGTATCTTCGTGTTAGGCTGGAGCGGGAATACCTTCCAGCCGCGCTCGGCGTATGCGAGCGCCGCCTCAAGAATTGTCGATGACATTGCATGTCTCCGTCGTAAGGTGGTAGTTGATTATCTCGAAATACTTTCCTCGCTTCACCACCGTGATCGCAATCGTCACGGCCTTGATCGCGTAGCCTATGAACATGTCGGCGAGCGCCGCGTCCACCGTCATTGTCGGCGGCTCGCCCTTGCCGTTCCAGAACCGCTTCCGCCACCACGCCTGCGCCTTCGCCCCCGCGTAGCCGGGATGGTCCAGGCATATCCACTCGCGGAACGTCCGCATCCCGCAGCGATACATGACGCACATGCTGTCGGGCGAGCCGACCTTGCTGTGGCGCACCGCGATCACGTCGTCCACCTCCAGCGTCTCCGGCTCCGTGCCGAGGATGGCCAGCCTCGCCGCCTCCTCCTCGTGCATCTTCCTCTCGCGCTCCGCCGCCTCGCGCTCCTCGATAACCTGCTTCGGTATCTCCCAGCCGCAATGAGGACACACGCGGACGCCCCGGCTGAACACCTCGCGGCACCGCTGGCACACCTCCACGCGCACTGTGCCAGCCTCCAGGCAGTCTATGGGCCCGTGCGTCTCGATGCATCTGGCGTAGTCGAGTATGAGGCAGTCTGTCTTGTCGGGATGCTTGCGGAGTCCGCGCCCCACCATCTGCGCATACATGCCCTTCGAGAGAGTAGGCCGGAGAAGCACGATGCCGTCCACCTGTTTCACGTTGAACCCTTCCGTGAACACGTTCACGTTGCACATGTGCCGGTATCTCCCCTCGCGGAAGTCGTCCACAAGCCGGTCGCGCTCCGCAGCAGGCGTGTTGCCGGTCACGACCGCCGCGCGCTCGCCCAGCGCCCGCAGCATGTTCGCGACGGCCTCCACGTGCTTCAGATCGACGCAGAACCACACCACGCATTTCCGCCCCTCCGCGTTCAAATGCTTCAATGCGTCCGTCACGGCGCGCGCCACGAGATCGCCCGAGCGCATGGCCTCGCCCAGGCTCTTCTGCTGATAGTCGCCGCCGCTCTTCTTCACCCCGCCGAGGTCCGGCTCCTCGGTGGACACCTTGCTCCGCAGGTTGCACAGATAGCCCTGCCGGATGAGGTCGCCCACGTTCGCCTCGTAGCATATCTCGTTGAGGATGTGGTCTTTGTGGCAGATCGGGCCGCTACCGAGACGGAACGGCGTCGCCGTGAAGCCGACCACGCGCAGGTTGGGGTTTGCCGACCGTGCCAGCTTGATGAACTCGCGGTACTTGCCCTCGCCGCGGATCGGGATTCGGTGCGCCTCGTCCACGATCACGCAGTCGAACTTGAAGTCGCCGCCGCGCTTCCAGATGGAGTCGATTCCGGCGAAGATCACGTCGGCGTCCTCGTCCTTCCTTCCCAGGCCCGCTGAGTAGATACCGACGGTCCAGCCGAACATGAGCTTGTCGCCAGCCGTCCAGACGAACTCGCCGTAGTTCTGCTCCACCAGCTCCTTGCGGTGCGCCAGCACCACGCACTTGAACGGCGGGTACTGCTTCTTCCAGCCGTCGATGGCGCTTGCCATGACGAGGCTCTTCCCTGCGCCCGTGGGAAGCACCACGCACGGGTTCAGCTCTGATGAACACAGGAACGTGTTTAGCGCGTCGATAGCCTCTTGCTGGTATGGGCGAAGGGTCAGCATGTCACTTCGCGTCCTCCTCGTGGCTCCGCTCGTAGTAGCGGCACGCATCGGCGGTGCATGGCTTATCCTCTTCCATTTCGTCGAGGTCGCAGAAGCACGTCGCAATCGTCTTGTCGCACACCTCGTTCAACACCGTGCCATGATGAAAGAATATGCACTTGCTGTTCTTGTGGCTCATCGCGCGCCTCCTTCCTTGGCAAAGTCCCACAGCCATTCAAGGAAGCCTGTGTCGTAAACATCGTCGCCCCATTTTACGCTGGCGGTCTTGTTGTAGGCAGATAGCGCCGTCATCCAGCCGCCGTAGCGCTCGCAGTTTCGCACCGGTTTCGCGAGCGCTTCTTCCGCGATCTCACAAACTTCCTTTAGCGCAGGAGGACTGAAAGTCCCGTCGGTACTTCCGTATAGGTACACTAACCTATTGCGTATCTCACGCAATGCCTCTCGCGGCGTTCGCATCACGCGCCTCCCTGCTGCTTCGCGCTTGCCTTCTTTGCCCGTGCCAGTTGCTTGCGCCCGTCCGCCGTGAGTATTCCCATGTGGTCGAGCAGCTCCCAGAACGCGATGGTGTCGGTACCGACAGTCGCGGCGTGTTCGATGTAGAGCCACCTGCCGAAGCCCCATTGCATCCGCGTCGCCCCATACTTCGGGACGACACCGTTGTAATAGGTGTCGTATGCCTGGTCATACGAACTGAAGTTGTTTGCGTTTATGATTGTCATGTCATTTTCCTCCCGTGAACGTCACGCACGCCGTCAATGTCGCGGCGGCGAGCCAGTAGATCATCATGCGCCAGTTGCCCTGCCAGGCATACGGCAGGGCGGCGGCCACGTCGAGCGCGATCAGCGCGGACGGAAACCAGTATTCAGCCCTCATCCTCGCCTCCCTCGCCCTCGTCGGTCTCGTTGTAGCAGAACCACATGCAGAACGCCGGCCATATCACGAACGCCAGGGGAAGCGTCACCAGGCCGAGCCCGAGGCCGATCATTCCGTTCATCATCTTGCGCATGGCGCCACCCCCATTCCCTCCAGCCGCTCCGCCTCGGCGTCGGCCTCCGCGCTCGACTGCGGCGGCGTCCCCGCCCAGAAGAGCCAGATCGCGAGGATTATCAGCAGCCACAACGACAGCCCGCACATCACGGACAGTATGGCGTCCACCACGTTGTTCATCTTGTCCTGGTCCATGTCCTATCCTTTCAGAACGGCACGTCCATCTGCACGACGGCCCTGTCCTTCTTCCTGTCGATCATCATGTATGCGCCCACCTGGTCGAACTCGATGTATTCGACTCCGCCCTCCTCCTCGCGCCTGGCGATCTGCCAGTCCTTCTTCGCCATGAACGACGGCAGCTCCTTCACGCTGCCCTCGAACACCGGCGGGAACTCGGCGTAGTATTTGTCGAGCTTCGCCTTTATCGTGCTCTGCCCGACGACGCGGGAGTCCTCCATGGCCTCCTTGAGCGTCTGTATCGCGCCGTGCTCCAGCGGCTCGCGGCCGATCTTCGCCAGCTCCTCGCTCGTGAACTGGCCGTTTGCGAGGCCGTTCACGACGAGCCTCTCGCCGATCCTGTATGTCACGCTCCGCTCGGTGGCGGAGTCCACCTCCGCGTCCACGAGCACCGGCAGCGCCAGGTGGTCCGCGCAGTTGCACGCGCTCCCGATCACGCACGTCTTGCCGAGGCGGCACGTCCACCGTGCGCCCTCGCCTTTTGTGTCCGCGCTCGCATGGCAGCAGCTCCGGCAGTCGCTCCACGTGCCCTGCCTGGAGAACACCGTGCCAGTCTCGTGCCAGCACACCATGCGGGCCGGGCACGACTTGCACCGCCAGTCGTCGCGGCGCTGCGCGCACCGCTCCGCGCTAGGCTCCGTGATGATGCGCTCCACGCGGCGCATGGCCGCCCTGAAGAAGTCCGCCTCGTAATGCACCCGCTCTGCATACAAATCGTCATCGTCTTTGTTTACCGCGAGGTAGAGCGCCCTGTCGAGCTTCATCATGCCCATGTAGATCTGCATCTGGACGAAGTGCATGGGCTTCGCGTCGCGCACGCCCACGCGCGCCAGCTTCTTGAAGCTCTGGTCGTTGTGCGTCTTGAACTCCACCACGTGCGGCGTCTTCGGCGCGTCCGGCAGGCCCCGCGCCACCGCGTCGAGGTGTCCGCCGAAGTGCCCTCCCAGCGCGCTCACGGCGAACTGCTGGCCGTCCTCGCCCCGGTCCCACACCTCGCAGCCGATTCCGCGCAGCTCCTGGATGAACTGCGCCTCCTCCCGCCGCCCGCGCTCGAAGAGCCGGTACATGCGCCCCTCGAACCGCTCGCGGAAGAGCCCTCGGAAATGCAGCCAAAGGTAGCGGTCGCACTCGTGCCCCGCCACGCTCGCGCCCAGGTATCGCCTCGGCGCCTCGCTCCGTCCTTTCTTCGCCCACCATTCCCAGATGCGCGAGACGGTCTCGCTCTCGATCACAATGTCCATCTTCACTCCTGTTTGATTCGCCCGCCGCCCCGCCCTAGCATCGGAGCGGCGGGCTTTAGCCCGCTACACCTTGAGCGTCACGCTGACCTTCTTCGGCGTCACCGTCACGTGGTCGCTCGCGTCGTGGTAGAGCGGCGAGTCCTTCGCGCGCTCCGCCTCGTAGGCCTTCACGTCGATCTCCCACTTCGCGGGGACCTCCTTCACCAGCTGCGGGAACGCCCTGGCGAATTCCGCCTCGTCGTCGATCTTGTAGGAGTTGGCGCGCTTGACCGTCACCTTCATCACGCCGGAGTCCACCGTGCGGCTCCCGTTCTCCGCCGTGGGCACGAGCGCGGCGATGCGCTCCTCCACGGCGATCCGGGCCTTCTTGGCGACCTCCTCGTTCTGCTTGGCGGTGTAGAGCTCCTTCACGAGCTCGGCGAGACGCGGATCCTCGATTGTTTCTGCCATGTCGCACCTCCTCACTTCATCCAGGGCAGCTTGCCAGCCGTGCCAGCGGCCGGGGCCGGTGTCGAGGCGGCTGGCGCCGCCGGGATGGGCTTCACGCCGCCGTCCTGCGGAATGAAGTTGGCCGCCGCGACCGGCTGCACGCCGATCTTGCGGACGTCCTTCACCTCGTTGTCCGGGTCGCCGTTGAAGTTTTTGTAGATGGCGACCTTGATCTCCACCGCGGCGTCCACCAGCTCGGCGGAGTCCTTGGCGAGGGGCTTCCCAGCCGCCACGCAGAGCTTCGCCAGCTCGCGGCGGCCGATCTGCTCGGCCTTCTTCGCGTTCTCCGCCTTGTCGGCGCTCGCCGGCACCACGATCAGGTTGATGCAGCTGAACACCTTGCGCCCGGCGCTGGTCGGCCCCGTGATTCGGTAGACGAGCTTCAGCATCTTGCCGCCCGCCTTCGAGTCGCGCACCATCGGCTTGCCGTCGGTGGGCGCCTCGATCACCGCCTGGTACCATCCCGGGGGGACGGGGGCGTATTCCTCTGCGGCCTTGGCCGCCTCTTCCTCGGCGTTGAATCCGCCGCCGAAGATTTCGTCGAAGTCACTCATGATTATTTCTCCTTGTTGTTGTTGTTGCCCATGGCGGCCGCCACGGCCGCCTGGAAAGATGCCCAGTCAAGCGGAAGCTCATACGGAAGTGCACCGTACATGCCGCGCCCGCCGCCTGGATGCGAAGGACGCTTCTGCGTGTAGAGGAACCTCATGCCGTTCGCCGCGTCGATCGCGCGTTTCTTCTCGCCGTTGAACCCCGTGTTCTCCTTCTTCACGACCACCTTCGTGTTCGCGAACAGGATGAGGTCCGCCCAGCGGAAGAGCAGGTTCGCCGCCTTGTCGTTGATGTCGAGCTGGTAGGCGTCGTAGGAATCCGTGTCGGGGTTGTTGATCGCCTTGACCTTCGTGTGCCCGATCACGATGCTGGCCATGCCTTTCTTCGTGCGCAGCGCGTCCAGGCCGCCCAGCAGGCGACGCCACCGCGACAGCGCCTCGGTGTAGCCCTTGCCGTAGCCGCCCCCGACGCGCTCGATTGACTGCACGCCAGCCTCCTGGCACGTCTCCGCCCAGATGAGCGGCTCCAGCGCACTCACGCTGTCCACCACCACCGTGCCGAAGTTGTGCTCGCCCGTGTACAGGCTTGCCAGCGCCTCGATCACGTCCGCGAAGGACTGCGCCACGGGGAACTTCGGCACCGGGATCGCGTCCGCGCCCTGCTCGCCGCGCACCGACACGATCACGGGCGCGTTGAGGCCGTACTCCACGATCTTGCCGTCCGCCACGCGGTCGCCGCAGGCGAACGAGGTCTTGCCGATCTTCTCCACGCCGAGAAGCACGATGCGCGGCGCGCGCGCCACGGCCTCGTTGGAAATGCTCGCGAGATCAAACGCCATGGGGCACCTCCTCTCTGCTGCGCGCCTTGTCTGTCAGCGCGCCGATGGTGATGGCGACAAGCGTGCTAGCCGCGTCAAGCGCGCTCATAATGGACATGGCCTGCTTGCTCTCCACCGTGTAGCATAGGGGTTTCCCGTTGAGATAGACGGCGTAGTGCAAATCACTCGGCACGAACCCGTCGATGAGGGGATTGATCGATGCGTTCGGCTTGAGCTTGTCGTAGAGCTGCGTAAACTCTTTGCCCCTCTCGTTCTCGTTATTCAGCGACATTGGGCACCTCCTCTCCGTCGTTCTGCTTCGGGGTGGCGGGCGTTTCGCCCGCTTCCGCAGCCTTGGCCTTCGCCTCCTCCGCCTCCGCTTCGCTCGCGAACTGCATGAACATGTCGTCTGTTTTGCGGAGTGCGGCATGGTAGATGCTCTCGTTGCCGACGATCACGGGCTTGATACGCTCCTTGATCTCCTTCACGATGCTGTCTGCCGCCAGCGTGATGTACGCCGCCGGAATGTTCGGCACCTTGCTGAGGTCCGTATGGCTCGTCGCCATTTCGAGGTGGATCTCGACGCCGGGGCCGTTCACCACGCACCGGACCTTGATTGCCAGCGAGGCTTCACCCGGGCCGCACTTGATTACGTCCTCCACGTTCTTGCGCGGAGCGTTCTGCGGAATCTCTTCCGCTCTCTTGTTTTCTTCACTCATTGTTTTTCTCCTGTTTGGTTTGGCCGCGCCGTCATGGCGCGGAGATTCTCAAGACTTCATGCACCTGCTTCGCGTTCCACCGGCGCATGTCGCCCACGCGGAAGTGGCCGATGAGCCGGATGTCGAGGACGTTGCGCCCGCGCTCGGCGGGGCCGTCCTTCGCCAGCTTGCGCACCAGCGACACGCTCACGCCGAGAAGGTCGGCGAGCTCGCGGTCCGTGTAGAACAGCTTCACCGGCGTCTCCTCCCGGCGAGCGCCTCGCAGACGATCTCGTCGATCACCACGCTCATGCTCTTGCGCTCGATGCGCGCGAGCGTCTGGAGCGACGCCTTCACCTGCGGCCACGTCCAGAAGCCGACGAACACGCGCTTCTGCGCCTCCGTCCGGCCGCCCGGCCTCGCGCCGCGTCCGGCGCCGTTTCTGATGTTCGGTTCTCTCATTGCCTCTTCTCCGTCTCAGTGTTGTCATGTGCTAGCACCCAAGGGCAGAAAAAGAAGATTTCCGGCGCACTTCGTCTTTTTAAGAATGGCCACGACGGTCTCCTCCAGGCCTCTGCCCGTGGACGCTGCCACTTTCCGGAGCCGGAGAAGGGTCTCCGGCGGTATCATCTTCTCCACGCCCTTGTAGGCGCTTATGCTAATGCTGTTCATTTCACGAACCTTTTTCGGGGTTGCCCTTGCGGCTGTTTTCATTTGCTTTTACCTCGTTTGCTATTAGTTGGTAGTCTTCCGACGTGAGCTGCACGTTCCTTACGGCAGACTCCAGCGCCGAAATCATCGCCTCGCTCACGTGGATCTTCTCCACGTAGGTCGGCTTGCGCCCCGCGGGGATTCCGCACAGGCGCTCGAACTTCACGCAAAGCTCGATGGGAAGGCCGATGGCCTTCAGCCGCTTGTTCGTGTCTCTGTTCAAAGCCATTTCTGAAAGTCTCCTGGTTTGTCGTTGCGCGGATATGATACCAAAACTTTTTATCATGTGCAAGCACCTAACGAAAAAAAGTTAAAAAATTTTTTTCGGTGCGGTCCTGGGTGGTGTATAATGACCTGTGTTCGGCCCCTTCAGGCGTCGGCGCGTGCTGACAAAGGTGCTGACAATCGCAGTTTCAGGTGTTTCAGGTGTGTCGTAAACTCGGGATTTTGCGCGAGGTGCGCGAGGTGCGTTGAATTACGCGCCTCCGGCCGCGCTCATAATCCCTTGGTCCTGGGTTCAAGTCCCGGCGGGTCCACCAATAAAATCAGGGGTTTGACGGCGAAACGCAGGGAGGAAGAACATGGCGCTGACACTTCTGCTGACACCGGAAAGGACAGAATGAAGAAGAAGAACCTACCAGGTTCGCTGTGGAAAAGCCACGGCGCATGGCATTGGAGAGTCAGCTTTCCAGGCGAAAGCGGACGCAAGGACTATGCGCTCACCATGCCCGCGACGGGCGAGAGGATACCGGCAGATGCTAGCAGGTCGCTGGCCGAGAGCGCCGCGTGGCGCCTCTGGGAGGAGCACGTCAAGCAGCCGGCGGAGGGCGCGCCCGTGTTCACCGTGAACGACCTCTCCGCGCGCTGGGCCGCCCACGCCAGCGCTTACTACACCGAGAGCGACGAGGCCGACGAGAGCATGGCCGGCATGAGGCTCTTCCGCGAGCTATACGGGAACCGGCCCATAGAGTCCATGACCCACCTCGACATGCTCGCCTACCGCGACGCGCTCGTGGCGAGGGGCTACGTGCGCTCCACCGTGAACAAGCGCATCGGCTACGTGAAGCGCATGGTGGCGTGGGGCCTCGACGAAAGGCTCGTCTCCGCGCAGACGAAGTCGGAGCTCACCGCGATCTCGCCGGTGAAGCCGCGCCGCACGAAGGCGAAAGAGTCCACGCCGGTGCAGGCCGTGCCGGACGCCGACATAGAGGCCACGGCCGCCGCGCTCGTGCCGTCCGTCGGCGACATGATAAGGGTCCACCGGCTCACCGGCATGAGGCCGGACGAGCTGTGCCAGCTCGCGTGGCCGCGCATAGAGAGGCGCGGGAAGATATGGATCTTCCGCCCGGAGAGGCACAAGGGCAGATGGCGCAACAAGCCGCGTGTGATCGTGATCGGGCCGAGGGCGCAGAGGATCCTCTCCAGGCACCCGGGGGACGGCTACGTGTTCTCGCCGCAGGCGGCCGTCATGGAGGTCTACGAGCGCACCGTCGCCGCGGCGAAGTGCCACCGCAGGCCGGAGAAGGTGAAGGGCGTCCCGCGCAAGGCCGGGGACAGGTGGAACGTGTCGGCATACGACCGCGCGATCAAACGCGGCGCGGAGAAGGCCGGCGTGGCGCATTGGTCGGCCAACCAGCTCCGCCACACGTGCGCTACGGAGATTCGCCGCAGCATGGGCATGATGGCGGCGAGCGCCGTCCTCGGGCACACGCTCGGCCTTCGCATAACTGACCGCTACTCGTTCGAGGCGGCGGAGGACGAGATCATAAAGGCGGCGACGCCCGCCATGATGAAGATGGGATGACGCCCGTTTTCAATCTCGCGCGCGCGTATATAAAAAACCAAGAAGAATACGTAGCATTTCCCAAATATACTAGTATATTTGGGTAAATACTACTACGCGCGCGTGCGCGCGAGGGTGAAAAACTATATATAGAAGGATTGAAAACAGCGTTTCGGCCTTGTTCTGATTGGCTTTCGCGTTCAACGTGTGCGTTTTGAATCATCATGAAAATTCGCGACGGCAAGGACCGTGGCAGGCCGATTCAAGGGCGTTCAAAAACGCGGCCTTGAAAAATCCGGCGACCGAAAAAATGTTTTTCGCCGCCCTTGACCCAGGGGGCGGGGTTGTGATACAATACTCGGCGATGGAAGAAAAAGAGGAGCAAACAATGAACGAAGAAGTCCATAGCGACATGGATCCGTTCCGGTATATGGTGCGGCGTTTCATTGCCATTGATTCGCCGAATCTGATCAGGAACGGGAGCCCTGCACATGCGCGCATCCTTCTGGAGGAAA